CCTTGGAACGTTTCGAGTTCTTGCCTAGCCAATTTACTTGCTGCTTCCGCTTTTCGCTGTGCTTCTTCAGTAGCTCTGATTTGCTCGGCTAAATCTTCCTGCGTTACAGTATTTTCTTCGATTTCTTCAGACAACTCTTTATACGGATTGAGCACATCTTCGAGGTTGCCACGAAGCTTACCTAGCTTATCGCTGGTCAATCCTAATTTTTCAGCAAATTCAATTTGAGCGATTCGAGCTTGCTCTTGAATTTTGAATGTACTTGGACTCCAAAACGATTTGTAATCATCGAGTTCGACACCTAGAGCCGCTAAATCTTTTTTAGCTGTACGAGTAGCAATCGAGTTACCAGTCTGCACTATTTCTAGTTGCTTATTGATTTCGGTCAACTTGTCATATTCTCCAGTGAGTCGCTGGGCTACAACTGCACTCTCAACTTGCTCACGTGAGAAATCTGAAGTACCTTTTCTCACTTTCACTAATTCGTCAGTGAGTAGGCTAGTTCGAGCAGTCGCTTGCTCTGTCTTGTCAATGTAGTTATCCAAACTTGACCCACCTAGGAATGCTAGACCATCACGAACGTCATTGATTGTTGCGGTAAATGTTCGCAATGCTTTATTAACTACAGGTAAAACGTCCTGACCCAACTGAGTAAGTAGAACATTCATTTCATTCTGAGCTATTGCTAGCTGATTGGCAGTAGTATCTGCTTGTCTACTGAATGCTTTTTCGAGGTCGCCTGAAGACGTGGTCATTGATTGCAACGTCTCGTTATAAATATCACTAGCTCCTGTAACGAGTGCCAGAGCTGCTCCACCAGCTTCTACTGAAGAGAACATATTTTTGAATGCAATCGTATCGCCATTAACTGATGCAAGCAATTCATCGAGAATAGATTTGAAACCATCGGCTTTGATGGTTGCCCCAACGTTTTCGATTCCTACTTCTTCAATTCCAGTGGCTAATTTTCCTGAGCTTCTAGTCAACTCATCGAACAATGCTCGAAGTCTATCTTGAGCTGTGGCTGTTTTGAAACCAACTACCGTTAAAGCGGCGGTTGCTGCCTGAACTTCTTTGAACGAAACTCCCGAACCTTGGGCTGCGGCTGCTACATTACCGAATGATTGAGCTAGTTCACCTACCGTGGTCTTACCAGCTCGTACTGTGGCGAATACTGTGTTTGCAATATCATCTGCATCTGACGCTTCGAGTCCGAACGCATTGATGGCTGACGTGGTGAGGTTCACCGCTTCCTTTGTAGTACCAAGACCTGCTACCGCCAACTCACCTGACGCTTCGAGTACTACAAGTGCTTTACTGGCATCAGTGATACCAGCCGACAAAATATCGTATGAAGCCGCTCCAAGTTCATCTGCTGAACGAGGGATAACTTTGGTGAGATTGAGAATGCCCTTTGACAGTTTCTCGACCCCAGCAGAGTCATCACCTATCAACGTCTGAATGTTACCCATTTGAGTTTCGAACGCAATAGCCCTTTTAGTAGCAGAAACTAGCGTACCGCCCAGTACACCAACAGCGACACCAACACCTGCAAGTGCGGCGACTGCCTTTGGACTGAGCTTACCAAAATTTTTACCAAGACCCGATACTTGAGCATCAGTTTTTGCCAGTGTAGCTCCAAGACCTTTGGAATCACCTGTGATTTTGTATACTAATTCTCCTACTGTTTTTTTAGCCATTATTTGATGGGGTATTATTGACTTTGAATATTTGCTTTCGCAAGTCGCTGACTGTATCAGCCGAGTCTAATTTCTCGAATGAACCGTCCTTCACTTCGCCCTTTTTCTGCAGAATGTATATCAACGATTTGTAGTATTCATCTAGCTCGTCGAGATATAACTTTCGTGCTTCTAGGAGTGAGAACCCCGACACCACTAAGAATGTAATTGTACGCCTGAGGTCAACTAACTGCTCTTTGCTTGTTTTTTTTTACCAGTCTTTTTACCAGCAATTTCTTCAGCTTTGGTTAGTTGCTCCTGAGTGTGGAATGCAATTATTTTCTGAGCTTCGTCTCTAGTTAGATAAGTTTTCAAACTCTCTAGCGTGAGGTCTGGGTGGTAGTGATTGAATAGCACAAGTAGCTGATTGAACACTGCTGTCCAAAAAGCATTCTCTTGCTCCAACGCTTTACCTTTGACCACTTCAGCTTCAGCTAACTCATCTATCACTATTTGTAGCTCTAGGAGTCGCTCTACTTCTTCAACTGTATAGGCAACAGGAATCTTGAACTCCTGACCCTCGCCATCTACGTCGAGAATGACTGTGTGCGGTTTTCGCTCTTTGAATAAATCTAGTGTTGCCATTTTCTCATTTGTTTATAACTCTCACAGATCAACAGTGAGAATTGGATTGCTAGGAAGTTTGTTGCTCGTCAACGATTTCAACGATATTACCCTCACATTGGATTGGAATGATAGCTACGTCCTCTTCATCATCACCTGCGAAGTCCATCGCATAGTTTACGAAGTTTGTAGCTTTCTCGATATCAATTCGGAACTCTTTACCAAACTCGTCAGTGTTCACTAGTCGAATCACTTTCAGAACCTTGTTACCAGAGTCGACAAACGTGATTTTCTTTGATGCTGACGGTGTGTAGTCAGTATCTACAGTGATGCTCTGAGCTTCGGTAGTAACGCCTGTTGAGTCGATTACTGAGATACCCCAGTTACCGTTCGCTAGCTGTACTACTTTGTAGTCAGTGTTCAATGTCAGTGCTCCATCTGAACCACCTGTGACTGAGTTGATAGTCGGTGCGTTACCGTTATCATTCTGCCCTGATAATTCAATTACTCGGTCGTAAGCCCAAGCTCCTGCTGGTACTACTTGTTCTGCTCCTGAGACTGCTGAACCTGCCACTGTGGTCAGATTCACAAGACCTGCGTCTAGCTTTGCTAGGTTGGTCAAGTTGATTTCAGCAAGGTCAAACGTGATGTTTGCTTTCTTACCATTTACGAATTTCTTGAGTGAGTCAACGTTATCAAAGTCGATAGATTGATTCTCTACAAGTGAGTTGAATACTGGATTTCGCAATGCACCAATATCCACTAGTGAACTAAAGTTGTCACCAATAAGCACTCGGACTGAACCCTTACGGATTGCTTCAGTTCTTTGAATTGTTGTAGTCGGCATAATAATTTATGTTTTAACTATTTATAATTTTTTACTTGTATACCAAGTGAGGATTTACCTCAGACGTTACTTTATCTGCATACGCTTTGCTGACTTTCACTTCCTTGCCTTTGGCAATAAAAGTACCGTCAGGCATCTGCGTATTCTGCGTTGCTACGAGTGTTACTGTAGATTCCTTTTTGGTTTCTGGTTTAGTTACTGGACTCTTGAATTGGCTGGGTTTTGCGTTCTTTGCCATAAGATAATTATACTAATACTTTATAAACAACTCAACTGGGACGACGTATAACTCAGCATCAGTATCTCGAATGAAGCTCCGACCAACGAACTTTACATACTTGATGCCTTTGACCCCACCTAGCATATCCTCGGAACGGTCATTAAAGATGCGGTCAATATCATCAGCCATTGCCCTTGCCTGTTCAAAAGTTTTGGCTATACAACTGATTTGGAATGTTGATGAGCGAACTAGCGGATAGGTAAGTGACTGGTCTATTTCAGTATACGTTATTGCTTGGGTGATTTCGACCCCATCGGGAATCTGCATCGGGTACACTCGAAACGTTCCATCACCAACAGCTAGCTTTGGTGCTAGCGTGGTATCTCCGACTATTTCGTTAAAGATGGCTTCTTCTAACATAGCTATAAGAATTTATTGGTGTTGGTTAATAATTTGATGCCCTGCTTTGAGATATCTTTACTACCCTTTCGCATCATCGCTCGGGGTGCTGACCGACTCGTACCGTACTCTATATGTGGTGCGTAGTGTACTGCTGTCGCTACTTCGTAGTTTAGGAACTTGACTCGTCTGGCGGTCATAGAGTTTCTGAGCCGTCCAGTGTCTACTGGGGTTCGATTTTTGATTGCAGTCTCAGTTAGGGCTGCAATCTTTTTCATATCCTTATCGAGTGCAACAGTAGCGTCCTTTCGGGCTTTGACTCTCCTGATAAGTTTATTGAATTTCATACTACTTGAATGATTTGATTCGAGCGTACACTGTTTTGGTTTTGCCTGAGCTATCCTCTATCACTCCGAGAATTTCATAGCTGTCTGAACCAATCAGAATCCTGTCGCTCTTACTGATTACTACTGACGGTAAAAAGTAGAATTTGTAATCTTCTAGCGTCACTTGGTACGTACCAATCAGAACGTTCTGGTCTTTGTTACGGTGATACCTAGTTTTTGCTCCGACTACTGACTTAGACCAACCACGTGTGATTGCTCCTGTACCAGACTGAGTGCCAGTAGGTGATTCGATATCGCAAACTGTGTTTAGCATTTTCTGATAGCTCATACTAGATGCGTGTTACTCCAGCTTGACCACCTCCACCTTTCATCACTGACGCTCCAGTTCGACCTCCACCTTTCTTTACGAATGGTGCTAGCAAGTCAGTTACCGACAAAGCGTGTGCCACTTTATCGACGGTTCTATAATCTGCAGTGTAGTCGCCTAGAGTCTCTTTCGTGATTTCACGAATATCGTTATCGCTGATGTTTTCTTTCAGAACTCCACCAGTCAATTTCATTACTGCTAGTGAGATTTCTGCTGGTGGGGTAGTGGAGTAGCCCCACTTTCCTGTCACTACTACGTTTCTCTGAGCTACTTCGAACACATACGGTGAAGCGACTGCGATTCGTGAGTTCGCATTGAGTCGAGTTTCTGGCTGTACCAGTTCAATCCATTCATAAGGCTTGCCCTCTGCGGGTGCATTGAGTGGGTACAGGTAGTAATCTTCATTCTCGACAAGCGTCACTTTGTCTACTACTAGGCTGGAGATTTCTCGAAGGTCGCCAACTTCGATTTTACCCTGACCATTTCCATCGAAGTGTCGAGTCACTGCGGTATCGTCTGCTTCAAAGATTCGCTTGCCCTCTTCATTGCCACAGAAGTTCTCTACATACGCCGTCACTTGAGTAATTGTTAGGTCTACAAAAGACACTAGGGTAGCTGACCAGTTAGCTCCTAAATACTTTTTGACATCTGCTTGTGTTATGTAAGCCATAAATAAATTATACCATTATCTTTTAATTTGTAATTGGTCTGAAGTCACTCCTACCGCTGTACCTATCATCATCGTGTGGGAAATAATCGTCACTCGGAGTAAAGACATTTTCACTATTTGGAGAGTATTGAGAATCACTTGTATACTCTGCATTTAGAATCTCGTAACTGAGTTGCTTTTCGACTAACTTTGGCACTGCACTAAAGACGTACTGCATTGTCTTAGTGATAGACGAGGAAACTTCCAGCTTGTAGCTAAGTGAAGCCGTCAGCACATCAACTGTAATTATTTCAAACTCAACTGGCTTCGTGATTCCAGTTTCAGTTTGAATTTTATAAGAAACTAGCTTCGTGATTCCAGTGACAGATTCGATTTGATAGCTAGTAGCTAGTGAAATTGATTCGGTCTTAATGATTACATATGTAATTGATTTCTCAGTCACATCTGCATGGGTCGTTTTGATTGCGTATCCAACTGTTTTCTCGAGACGGCCTATAGTCTCGATTTCATAGGTAACTGAAGCTGTCAGAGAGCCGATTTTGGCTATTGCATACTCCATT